CTAATTGAGCACGAGGATTAAGTACTGTTAGGTGTAAACATAAGTGTTTCAAGACACCACGTTTCAACATGCACTGCAGAGTATCCTCTTTGTAAGGCTCCTTCAATTGATTGGTTCTCAACATATACTCTTCTTGCTTCACATGTTTGCTCATCTATAAATAGTTCTCCACTATATTTTACACTTGGCCAACCTTGTAGTGACATTGCTGTAACGAGCAACCAAACCTTAATCATGCGTATCTGTGCTTTTTAAAAAAATAACCATACTAATTTTGTAACATGAAAGAGTCCTACTTTGTTAAATTAATTAAGAAAAAGCTCACAATTTATAACTGGTTGCGTATTGAGACTACAACCCTTCACGGGTTCCCTGATATGGTTGGAGTTGCTCCACGTTTAGATACGATCTTCATTGAGGCTAAAGTTGCAACTGGTAACAAGATCAAGTTGAGCCCACATCAAATAGCAATGAACATTAAACTGTGGAAAGAGACTGGAGGATGTAATTACATATTGGTTTATCAAAAACACGCGAAGCACCTTCCCCCAGACACGATAAATCTGTATGAGGGAAGGCTTTCGCTAAATCTCTCACAAAACGGTGTACTCGAACCGCCAACGAGGGAAGGTTGGGATACTATATCTAGATATCTGCAGGCGGTTCACGGTTCGCGCCCTAAAAAACCTAAGTAATCCGCCAATTATAACGTGCGATAACTTTTATTTTCGTACCTTATAATTCGACTTAGCTAATAAACCGCAGAACTCTGGGCTTTTTTCGTTTTTGGCGGTTTACCGTGACGCGCAACGGTAACATTGCTTAGGGTACCTGTGGATCATATCAAAAATGGCGGTTTTCCGCGGTTAATGGGCCCCCTAAAATTGGCCGTGATCTGTGCGCGAAGAGAACTAGGGCCATGTTTCAAATTTTCAGCCACCAATTTTTCATATGAAACACTTTTTTATAGGGTATACCCCTTTTTTTTAGTATAAAGAGGGTAGGAGTCCCAATGGATCAAGAAAATAATAAATTTGAAAAGTATTCGGACGAAGAATTAAGGCTTTTATTAGCAATTGCGATGCAGGATGATGCAGCTAAAGCAAAAGATAGCTTTATGCACTTTGTTAAAATGGTTTGGCCCGAATTTATTGATGGATATCACCACAATGTAATGGCTAAAAAATTTGAAGACATAGCTTCTGGCAAGTTAAAGCGATTAATTGTTAATATGCCACCAAGACACACTAAATCAGAATTTGCTTCGTACTTATTTCCAGCTTGGTTAATGGGTAAGAAACCAAAAACAAAGATAATTCAAGCAACTCACACAGCAGAGCTCTCATATAGGTTTGGTAGAAAAATGCGTAACCTTATGGACGACGAAGGATACAAGAAAATATTTAAAGATGTTCGATTACGTGCAGATAGTAAAGCATCGGGACGTTGGGAAACAAATCATGCAGGAGAATATTTTGGAGCTGGTATCGGTGGTGCTATTACTGGACGTGGTGCAGATCTATTGATCATTGATGACCCTCATTCAGAGCAAAGCATCAGTGAAACTAATTTTGATAATGCATTTGAGTGGTATATGTCAGGACCAAGGCAACGTTTACAACCAGGTGGGGCTATAGTTGTCGTTATGACACGTTGGTCGGAGCGCGATTTGACGGGTCGTTTAATAAAACAACAAGCAGAAACTAAAGCGGACCAATGGGAGGTAGTAGAGTTCCCTGCTTTACTTCCAAGTGGTAAACCTATTTGGCCCGAGTACTGGAAACAACAAGAATTAGAGTCTATCAAATCAAACTTACCTGTTATGTCGTGGGAGGCGCAATATCAACAACAACCAACGTCTCAAGAAGGAGCTATTATAAAACGTGAATGGTGGAAGATGTGGGAAAAAGAAGATATGCCTGAACTTGTTCACATTATACAAAGTTATGACACCGCTTTTAGTAAAAAAGAAAAAGCCGATTTTAGTGCGATTAGTACATGGGGAATTTTTAAAGCAGGATATAATCAGGATCAAATTATTTTATTAGATTGTATCAAAGAGCGTTGGGAATTTCCTGAGTTAAAAAAGATTGCTTTAGAACAATACGAGTATTGGGAACCAGAAACAATTATTGTCGAAGCAAAAGCAAGTGGGATGCCTTTAATACAAGAACTTAGACAAGTAGGAATTCCTGTGGTAAGTTATTCGCCGTCACGTGGTAACGATAAGTTAACAAGAGTAAATTCTGTTTCTCCTATTTTTGAATCGGGACAAGTATGGGCTCCTGAAGGAAAAAAATTTGCGGAAGAAATGATTGAAGAATGCGCCGCATTTCCTTATGGTGAGCATGATGATTTAGTTGATAGTATGACGCAAGCATTGATGCGTTATCGTCAAGGTAATTTTATTGCGCTGAAGGATGATTATGAAGACCCAATTAAACCACTGTACGAACAACAACCCGAGTATTATTAAATGGTAGTCCAAGCTGCAGTACCTCTAACGGTCATCGCGACGCAGATGGGAATGTCCATTCCTGCTGTTATTGAATATTTTAAAGGGCAGAATATAGATCTTTCAGGTTATGGTGCTAATGATTTAATAGATCTTGAAACTATATTTCCCAAAACTGAATCAGAACGAATTAAAGAATACAGAACATACGGAGACAGTTTTTATAATGCACCTCCCGTGGTCGGCGATACGTCCTTAGATAATATTGTTTTACAAACAAAAAAAGATGATGATGAAAAAATAACAACAATAGATCAAGAAGGAAACGTGTTACCTGATCTTCCCGATCAAATGCCTGAGCCAGATCCAGAGGATAATGATCCTAAAAAAACAGTTGTCACAACAAGCGCTGAAGCTGTTGCTGAAGAATTAGCAAAAGAAGGTACAGATAAAATAATTAAAGATCTTACAAATCAATACAAAAAAATAGATCAACAAAGAAAAAATTTTTTAACAGACAGTGATCCTCAAACAGAAGACACTAGTGTCGAAACAATTAACCCTAAAGATTTTTTAGCTAAAGATAAAAATACAAAGTTTTATATTGAAGCCCTTGTCCCTGATAAAATTAATGGTGAAGTAGATCTTAGAGAAATTGATTACTTAAATAAAGAAGCACCTATTATTGATTATAAATTTAACGTAAAAACATTAAATGATGTTAAACAAAATACAATTAAAGAAATAAATAAAAATTCTAATGTTGATGTAGTTGAACTAGCTAATAATAGTGGATTTAAATTACCTGATTTAGATCTTATAAATAAAGCGTTAGAAGGAGGATCAGATGAAAGATATTGGTATCAAAAAGGAAGTCAGTGGTTAGATAATTTTTTATCGGATTTTACTCCTGAAGAACAAAATGATTTCTATGATATACTGTCCGTTACGTCTGGAGGTTTAACTCCTTATCAAAATCTTAATGTAGCTATTGGTGTGTTCTCTGATCATATTAATAATAGACCTATTCGTATAGGGTTTCGTCAAGGAGCATCTTTAAATAAATTTTTGTTGAATCCTGAGAATGATATCAACAGTCCTAAGTTTGGTAACTATGTAGATACTTTTAAATATTTTAATGGTCTGTCGGATCGCGAACCGAATACCGTTATTGATTTGCAAATGTCTGAAATTTTTGGAATTGATCAAAAGATGTTAACGTCCAAACCTGAGCTTTATGCATTGGTAACGGAAGCGTTAGGAAACTTAACCGATGAGGTGAACAAGACACTGCCTGAAGGAGAAGAGTTACAGCCTTTTGAATTACAGGCAAAAATATGGTCAGCCTTTAGAGAAAGTAAAAACTTAGGCGGTGCTACAAACTATGCTCAAATGGGAGAAAAATTAGTGAATGATTTACAAGATCAAGGATTTGTATTTCAAGATGATAAACTAAACCGTGAAGAGTTAGTTGATCCTAAGTTTGTAGAAAAACTTCAAGCTACAGTTGGTCCTTATTCAGAATCAATGAAAGCAACTATTGAAGTGGGAAGTTATCTTACGCCTAACGGTAAAAAAATAGAACAGTTAATTAATAATTTTTCTAATGACACTGTGTTAATGAATCAAATTAATCAGGTTCATAAAAGTAATTTAACTAAACTAATAAGCAAAAAAAATAAACAGCCTTCGGTTATGGAAAATCTTATTTCAGCAGTTATAGGAGAAAAAGCAGAAGTATCTAGAATGATAACAGGTTTAGGTACATATGATGGAAAAGCTAATTTTAATGTTATTGTTCCTTTAACTGTTAAAACTAGAAATGGAGTTGTTCCTTTAGAAGAAAGTCAAAGAAAACAAATATTGTCTTTATTAGGGTTGCATTTAGATCAAGATGCTATGGGAGCAAGTAATTTTAATATTCTTGATGAAGGGGAAAGTATTAACCCTAATGCTACACCTACAATTCAATTATATATTCAGTCAAGTTTTACTCAAGAAGATGTGCAGCAGTTACATAAATTAACAGGATTAGACTTTAATATTACCCCAGTTCCAGGAGGTTTTGTGGCCTCAGCCTTAAGTGATGGTATGCCTAGCGAAAAAGACATGCAGAACAGTTTTGAAAAAGTGTTTGGAAAAGATAAGGATATGATGTATATTCCGTCTGAATGGGTTTCAGACTATATAGAATCTAACAAATATGAGGAGAATATAAATGGGCTTCAAGAAAGTATCAGCGAAAGAATGGAAGGCGATGGGGCTACCAGCTTCAATATCGAGTATCTCGACAGTATCATCTCCGCGATCAAAGCAATTGCGTCGTCGCGAAACGAAGGTTACGGAAAAATCCTCGACTCCACAAAAGTCATAAATTTACTAAATAAAAATAAGATTAAGCTAAAAAGTAAAGGCGGCTCTATTGAAATACCTACATTTCATTTTGGTGGCTTTATAGACATTAATAGGTTATAAAAAATTATGGCTGATAATAATATTGATCAAAAAATACAATCCGTTGTTGGTGAAACAATTGAAGAAGCAATTCAAAACGAAGAACCAGTAGAGATTGAAGTAGTTACCGAAGAAACTATTATCTCTGATGAACCAGAAATAGAAGAAGATTTTTATGCTAACTTAGCAGAGAATATGGATGACAATGAACTAGGAATAATTTCTAGTGATTTGGTAGCTGATTTTGAAAATGACAAATCATCAAGAGATGAATGGGCTACAACATATACAAAGGGATTAGATTTACTTGGGGTAAAGTTTCAGGAAAGAACTAGACCGTTTCGCGGTGCGAGTTCCGTGACACATCCTTTATTAGCGGAAGCAGTTACACAATTTAGTTCTACCGCCTTTAAAGAAATGATGCCGTCTGATGGCCCTGTTCGAACACGTGTTATAGGAAAAGAAGATGTTGAAGTGTATCAACAAGCGCAACGCGTAAAAGAATTTATGAATTATCAAATCACTAACGTGATGGAAGAGTATACACCTGAGCTTGATCAAATGTTATTTTATCTACCACTGAGTGGTTCTACATTTAAAAAAGTATATTACGACGGACAACTAGGAAGAGCTGTTTCTAAATTTATACCAGCTGAAGATCTTATTGTGCCATATAGCGCAAGTGATTTAGATTCATGTGAGCGTATTACTCATGTTGTTAAATTAACAGAAAACGATGTACGTAAAAAACAAGTAGCAGGTTTTTATAGAGATATAGATATTAACCCTGCCCCTCCTGAAACATCCACATACAGCACAGGAAATATTCAAAGCACTATTAATAACTTAGATGGTATTCAACAAACAGGCGACTCCTATATTGTAACACTATTAGAAATGCATGTTGATTTAGATTTAGAAGGATACGAAGATGTAGACAGTAGCGGTGAACCAACAGGAATTAAATTACCTTACATTGTTACTATTGATGAAACATCAGGAAAAGTTTTAGCTATAAGAAGAAACTATGAAGAGGGCGATGAGCTTTACAAAAAGAAACAATATTTTGTTCACTTTAAATTTTTACCAGGTTTAGGATTTTATGGTTTTGGATTAATACATTTAATTGGAGGCCTATCGCGTACCGCGACACAAGCATTACGTCAATTAATTGATGCTGGAACATTAGCTAACCTTCCTGCAGGTTTCAAGACACGTGGTCTACGGATCGCCGATAATGATGAGCCATTACAACCAGGTGAGTTTAGAGATGTTGATGCACCGTCTGGTGCAATTAGAGAAGGATTACTTCCTTTACCATATAAAGAACCATCACAAACATTATTTGGTTTACTTGGATTTGTTGTGCAAGCGGGTCAACGATTTGCTCAGATAGCTGACATGCAAGTTGGTGATGCAAATCAAGGAGCACCTGTTGGAACGACTATTGCATTATTAGAACGCGGTTCGCGTATCATGAGTACTATACATAAAAGAATGTATTACTCGATGCAAAAAGAATTCAAACTATTGGCAAATGTTATTCAAACATATCTTCCTGAAGAATACCCTTATGCGGTTGTTGGAGGAGATCGAGCTATTAAGCAAACTGATTTCGATGAACGCGTGGATATTATACCCGTGGCTGATCCGAATATATTCTCCATGGCACAACGCATTCAGTTGGCACAGACTCAGCTTCAGTTAGCAACGAGTGCGCCTCAACTCCATAACGTGAAAGAAGCTTATATTCGCATGTACGAGGCTTTGGGTGTTTCGGATATTGACAAAATCATGAAATTGGAAAAACCCGAACCAATGAGCCCATCCATGGAGAACCGTAAATTAATTGAAGAGGATAAGATTGAAGCATATGAAGGACAAAATCATGATGCACATATTCAAGCTCATGTTCTTTTTGGCTTATCGCCAATTGTTCAGTTGATGCCTCAGATAGGTGTTGAATTAAATAAGCACATTTTACAACATGTCACAATTAAGGCAAAAGAAGCAGTGGCAATGCAAATACAACAAGCAGAGCAACAAATGGGTCAAGTAGCAGAGGGAGCAGATCTAGAAGGAATGTCTCAATCACAAATAGCTGTTCTTGAAGCACAATTTATGGGTGAAGTACAACAACTACAAGCACAAATGAGTGGATCTGGTCAACCAGACCCTGTTATTCAATTAAAACAACAAGAATTACAACAAAGAGCAATGAATGATCAAGCTAAACTACAATTTGATCAAGCTAAACTTGGTTTTGAACAACAGAAATTACAACAAAAAGACGCTATAGATAATGCAAGAATTGATTCACAAGAAGATATCGCACAACTAAGAGCGAATATTAATCTTAAAAAACTTGATGCTCAAGGCAAAGGGCCAGGTTTTCAATACAAAAATCAAGGTAAATAAATATGATTTTTAAAGCACAAAAAATATTTGATGATCTTATTTCCAAGATGGATAAATTTGCCGACGATAATGTAAAAAGTGAAACGGATGCATTAATCATGGCTGAGGTTTTGATGGTAAAAGTAAAAGAGTTATTTGAAGGTAAAGGATACAAAGAACACGATGCTTTACTATTTGTGCAACATGCGATACAAGAATTAGAAGATAACAAACCCACAATACACTAGGAGATAATATGGCACTTAACAATCCTAAACCAAAATTTATCAATGGTTCTTTATATCCAAATGCAAAAATGACTGTTTCTACTGACATGAATCCTTACAAAGGACCCCATGTTAATAAAACAGCTATTGCAGACGTACATAGCGCGTCAATGGAAGGTCCAAAAGTTACACAAAACTTAGGATCTGGACCAAAAGGTCAAAGAAGTAAGGTTCAAATTAAAAAAGTAGCTTTCAAAGGCTTAAAATAGTATAATCCCGTTTTAACAAAGGAGGTTCTATGAACTTACTAAAAGATCTATGGTCACACATTAAAGAGTGGAGTGACTGGCAGATGAAGGACTGGATTAAGGCCGCTATTGTAGCGATCGTTGTTATCTGGATAATTAGCTGGATGACAGGCGGAGCAGCATAGTGCTTAATTTACTCGGTGGCTTACTTGGTGGAGGCAAAGACGGAGCCTTAGCAACCATTTCAAAAGTTGTCGATGAACTTCATACATCAGAAGAAGAGAAATTAGATAAAAAAATATTAATGCAACGCTTACAACAAAAGCTTGCAGAAAAACAATTAGATGTTAATGCAAAGGAAGCCAGCCATCGCAGCGTATTTGTTGCGGGCTGGCGACCAGCAATTGGCTGGTGCGGAGCCCTAGCTTTATTTTTCGCATTCATCTTATCACCATGTATTGATTGGTATGCAAAATTTTCAGGTATGGATATTGTCCCACCTGCCATAGAAACTGGACCCCTTCTAGCAATTGTCACTTCAATGCTCGGCGTATCTGGCCTTCGCACTTTCGAAAAGGCAAAAGGATTAACAAAATGAAAAAAAGAAAACTAAAAGATTTAAGTGGTGATGGTAAAATAACTCGTAAAGATGTTTTAATTGGTAGAGGAGTTATTAAGAAAAAAAATGGTGGTAAACTAGATATTAAAAAAGCAATTAAAAAACCTGGTGCTTTGCGTGAATCGCTTGGTGTTAAAAAAGGTGAAAAAATTCCAGCAAGTAAATTAAACAAAGCTGCAAAAGCAAAAGGTAAACTTGGTCAACGAGCAAGATTCGCTAAAACATTATCTAGATTAAGAAAAAAATAATGGGTAAACTTTGTGCAAAAGGTAAAGCAGCGGCTAAGCGTAAATTTAAAGTGTACCCAAGTGCATATGCTAATATGTATGCAAGTTCAATTTGCTCTGGAAAAACAGTTGAGGGCGGTAGAAAAAAACCAAAGAAAAAAGCTAATGGAGGAATGATTAATAAAATTTCTCAACAACGAAAAAAAGTATCTAACTATAATCAAGGTGGTATCGCTAAAGGTTGTGGCGGTATTAAAGAAAATAGAAGGAAAGTAACCACAGTAGCATAATGGCTAAAAAAGGATTAAGAGAGTGGGTTAAGGAAAAATGGGTAGACATAGGTGCTCCTAAAAAAGATGGTAAGTATCAACCATGTGGTAGACCTAAAGGAAGTAAAAGAAAATATCCAAAATGCGTGCCAATTGCAAAAGCAAGATCAATGAGTTCCTCTCAAAAAAAATCAGCCGTATCTAGAAAAAGAGCTGCAGGCAATCCAGGTGGTAAACCAACTAATGTAAAAACTATTGTAAAAAAATCTAATGGAGGATATATAACCGTAAATCCAAGAGGTTTTGGTAGAATGTTATCTAACAAAAGACCAACAACAAGAATATTTACATGACATACGACGAATTAGCAGGTTCCGTAAAATTATCTGAAGGATTTAGAGATCACGTATATATGGATACGGAAGGATTTCGCACAGTTGGGTGGGGCCATAAAGTAGTGCATGAAGATAAATTTGAAGATGGTAAAACATATACCAAAGAAGAATTACAAGACGTATTCGATAAAGATTTACAAAAAGCGATAGGTCAAGCAAGGCAACTCATGGAAGAACATGGTGTCGCTGATTTGCCTACAACTGCGCAGCATACCATTACCGAAATGGTATATCAACTTGGAAAATCAGGCGTGTCCAAGTTCCGTAACATGTGGAAATGCCTGCAGGACCGAAATTTTGAAGGGGCAAGTCTAGAGATGCTAGACTCGAAATGGAATCGTCAAACTCCAAATCGCTGTAAAAAATTATCGGATCAAATGAAATCATGCGCTTAGAAAATTTTTTTACACACTATAAAAAACAATTAATTGCTAGACAAAAGCAAGTAGAAGAAGCTATACTGGGCGGACAGTGCAAAAGTTGGGAAGATTATAGATATCTTACTGGTAAACTTGATGCACTTAAACAAGAAGAACAGGAACTCACGGACCTGCTAAAGAAAACGGAGCTAGAATGAGTAAATTGATTATGCCAAAACATGTGTGGGATGGTAAGAAAAAAGAGAAGCAAAAGAATGAATTAGAAAAAGTTCCAAAACCTTGTGGTTGGAAAATAGTTTTATTCCCTCTAAAGTTAGAGAGAAAAACATCAGGAGGATTACATCTTACTGATGAAACAATTGAGCAAGCTCAAGTTTCTACTAATGTTTGTAAAGTTTTAAAAGTAGGGGACTTAGCTTATAAAGACAAAACTAGATATCCAACAGGGCCTTGGTGTAAAGAGGGGGATTGGGTTATCATTACCAAATATGCAGGATCACGTTTGACGATCGACGGTGGTGAATTAAGGATTATTAACGAAGACGAAGTTCAGGCAGTTGTTGATGATCCACGAGATATACTGCCGCCTAACTTAATATAACATGGAGGGACCATGCCGACTGTAATAAATACTCGACAGGAAACAGATAAAACTGTACCTATTGATACATCTGGAGATTCAATGGATATTGAAATAAAAGATGAAAATAAAGAAAATGTAAATCAAACAATTGAAACTACAGAAGAAGTAGAAAATGATGATGTTCAAGAAACTAAAGAACATAATGAAGAAGAAGAGTACTCTCAATCTGTAAAAAAAAGAATTGACAAACTTACTTTTAAAATAAGAGAAGCTGAAAGACAAAAAGAAGAAGCTTTAAAATATGCTAACTCTATAAAATCTGAAAGAGATGAATTAAAAGGTAAAATAACTAAAGTAGACGAGGGCTATATAAATGAATACTCTGCGAGAGTTAAATCAGAAATGGATAAAGCTCAAAGTGTTTTACAATCTGCTATTAATGCTGGTGATGTTAAAGCTCAAGTAGAGGCTCAAAAAGCTATTGCTAGACTGGCAATAGAAGAAGAAAGAGCGAATTCTTCTATTAAACAAAGAGAAAATATTAAAGAAAATATAAAAAATAATCCCTCTCAAGCACAGCCTCAACCAAAACCACAGCCTGATCCTAAAGCAGAAGCTTGGGCGGAAAAAAATGAATGGTTTGGTAAAGATGAAGCTATGACTTACACTGCCTTATCTATTCATAAAAAACTTTTACAAGAAGAAGGGTTTGACGGAAAGACAGATGAGTACTATAATGAGCTTGACAAACGAATTAAAAAAGAGTTTCCTCATAAATTTGAGGATAAGAACAAAGGCAGCCGTCCCGTCCAAGCGGTAGCCTCTGCTAATAGATCGACAAAAGCTGGACGTAAAGTTGTGAGACTCACACCCTCCCAGATAGCAATAGCTAAAAGACTTGGTGTGCCACTTGAAGAATACGCAAAACACGTGAAGGAGGCGTAAATGACTGAAACAATTAAAAAAACCTCACGCAAACAAGAGACTCGTGAACTAACTTCTCGTAAGAAAAGTTGGGTTCCACCGTCAAACTTAGATGCACCTGAACCACCTGAAGGTTTTCACCATCGGTGGGTTAGATATGAATTTAGGGGTAATGCAGACGATAAGAATGTAACCGCTAGACTCAGATCAGGATATGAACCTGTGAGAGCAGATGAATATCCAGACAGATTAGATTTACCTCATTTAACTGAGGGAAAATTTAAAGGCATTATAGCTGTTGGTGGATTAATGTTAATGAGATGTCCGCTTGAAATTAAAGAGTCAAGAGATGAATATTTTCATAATTTGACAAATGATCAGCAAAAATCTGTTGATAATGATTTAATGAAAGAGGAACATCCATCAATGCCAATTTCTAAAGAGAGACAATCACGTGTCACATTTGGTGGCGACAAAAAATCTTGATGGTCAAGATCTATGTTACCGCTATAGTCTAAAGGAGACATAACATGGCTAATATAGATGCAGCTTTTGGTCTACGTCCTTACGAAAGATCAGGCTCAAATTATAATAACCAAGGTGTTAATGCGTATCCTATTAACTTTGAAGGCTCAAGTAGTGGAACAACAAGTTTAATTTGGACTGGTTCCCCAGTCATCCCTCTAGCTAGTGGGTTAATAGATATCGTAGGTGCTGCCGCAGGTGGCACGGTACCTTTATTGGGTGTTTTCATGGGTTGTAAATACATTGCAACTGATGGAACTCCGACATGGGCACCATACTGGCCTGGTTACGCGGCAATTAAGCCGTCAACTGAAGCAATTGCTTATGTGGCTGACAATCCTCATG